CGTGCATATCGACCTGGTTGAGCTCTCAGAGTTGAGAGTTTACCAGAGTTCGATACGTCGTCCCGATTTCCTTGAGGAAGAAATCTTTGATTGGATTAAATCTCCAATTAAGGATATTTCCCTTGGAACCCTTGCGGCCCTTAACGAACACTATCGCAGTGATAAAATCATTGCGACCTGGTATAAGAGTGGAATTGCGTACATGAATATGTCCGCAAACTAGATTGTTACTGACATAGGCTATGGATTTGGTTACCCCCAATTAAGGAGGGCCAATGAAAAGCCTGATGTCACTCTGGCTCCGATTAGCCGAGGAATCGGCTAATCTATGTTGCACTAGCGCCACTCGAGACATTAATACCGTCTCGAGGCGGATCGAACATGAGGGGTTATCGTTTTTAACAATAACCCTGCCCGATTTTGGAAAATCCATCCAAAAATGGATTGACCAAGGTCAGGCCGGTATCCACCCCGCGTTCTTAACTGAACGCGGGGGAAGTTTCCCCCGATTTCTCGGAGGTTTCTTCAACCGTGTGTTCGACCGGAGTAGTGGCTTGTTACTCGACGAGCCGTGTATCGACAGTATTCGAGCCTTACGTCAATTAACACTGATGTTTGGCAAGATTGAGTTGCCTTGCTCTCCAGCAAGGAACTCAGCTGCGGTACGTAACTATGTCGAGTGTGAGCAGGAAGTCCGCGAACTAGACAGAAACTTGTCCAGCGTTGAGCTGAATGAGTTTCATGAGATGTCTAATTTGCTCTTTGGTGACATTTTCGGAAAAATGGACAGAGATGTCTATTATAACCGACTTGTCCCAAAGCATGGTCCAGGATCAACTGCTGATCGTCTTTCCGGAAACGGAAAGTATGATCAAACAGTCTGGACTACGCGACTCGAGGCAGTTTTATCTGCCGGTGAGTATCTCATACCAAACTGGCGTTTTTATGACCAGCTAGGTGGAGTTGACTTCCTCGAACCCGGCGCCGAGGTGCCTGTAAAGGTTACCTTGGTACCTAAGACGATGAAGACTCCTCGAGTGATCGCGATGGAGCCAACCTGTATGCAATATATGCAGCAGGCGCTCCTTCGTGATTTCCTCGAGCATTTTTGGAAAGATGACTTACTTTCCAAATTGATCGGATTTGATGATCAGGTTCCTAACCAGGAACTTGCTCGTCAAGGTTCGCTTGATCAACGGACCGCAACACTAGACCTTAGTGATGCATCTGATCGAGTCTCCAATCAGCTCGTTAGAACGATGTTTCGTCAATATCCCCACTTACTGGGAGCAATTGATGCGACACGTTCTAGNCGGGCGACGCTTCCGACAGGTGAAGTTATACGCCTGT